ATATTTGTAAATTCAAAAAATATGATATTAAACAATGAAAAATCAAGTTTTCAATTCTTGGGAGATAATCAATGAAATGACAATCATTAAGAAAGCTGATTGGAGTTTCTTTAAATACAATGGCTCTGGTATTCCTAAAGCAACCAGAAATTATTGGAATATCAATAACTTATCATCCGGAGAGAAACTACATATCATTTTAAATTATAAAGGGGTAGAATATGAATCATATATTGTTATAGATAAAACAAGATTCCAGAGATCACAGATATTTTGGAATTCAGATTTAGGAAATATATTTAAGCAACTATATCCAAATTACAACAACAAAAATGATTTAGACTACCCGTCATTACAATTCAAGAAAATATCCGACACATATTACATTATATCTTTTGTTAATGAAATAAATGATGATTATCTATTCTTACCACCCAATTATTCAAATATAGAAGGAAGAAAACTATATTTCCAGTCCACACGTTATGAGAGAGACGCCAAATTACGGCAACAAGCTTTGAATATTCATGGATATTCATGTTTTGTATGCGGATTTAACTTCTTTGAAACATATGGAGAAATTGGACGTCAATTTATCCATGTACATCATATAAATCCACTCTCCCAAATTGGTGAACAATCCGTAAATCCAATTACAGATTTAGTTCCTGTATGCCCTAATTGTCATTGTATGATCCATAGAGATAAAAAATATATTTTAACAATTGAAGAATTGAAACAAATACTCAAAATAAATGGAAAATAAATATTCTTCCGCACATATAAGAAGTTCATTATTTTTTCTTTTTTAGTCATTGATAAACTCATCCTCATTTTCCCCTATTTCGTTTTTTACAGGCTTCTTCACCGGAACTCGGATCGCCTTTTCTATAAACTTACTCGATAGATACTGTTTCGCTTCGATCCAACTTGAAAAGTGCAAATCTTGATCAGTGTAAAGTGACAGGATCGTTTCATTTAGTTTGTCGAGTGCTCCGTATGAGCTTGAATTTATCGTGCCGTCTAAAGGTGAAAACTTGGCAACTAAGCCGTTATAATTCTCTGAAACAAATCGGTCGATATACTTCCGATTCCGTTCATTTGCTTCGGTCCGCTCTGCGGGAACGTCGTGCAAATAGTTTGTGTTTGATAGTTTTCTAATCATATTAAAATCCTTCTAATCGTTTTTGTCCGTGCATTTCGTCCACCTTGTACTGTGGTAGTTTTCGTTTTGGTTTTACATACTCGAAATGTCGTTCTGCTTCTGATAGATCATAGAACATTTCTTTGATTTCGTCCGGTAATACTTCTTCGTCGTCATCGTCGGGCATCGGATCAGCAACCCTGAGAAAGCAGCCTAAAATGTACTGCATGATCTCGTATGTACTCTTGAAATGGTAGTCGGTTTTGATCTTGTCCAGTCGCCGCCATTGGTCCAGATCAACGCGAACCGGAATTTTCTTGAAATAGACGAATTTCTTTTTTCTTCTTCGCATAGTTTCTTTATTTTAATTATCTTCTACTAGCTCCATTCAAGTCTAAAACATTGAACATCTCGTTTATTCGGTCCGCGATATACGCACCGTAAATAGTCTGTATTTCCTTGATCGTTAGATTTGTCGTTACATGGGTCATCGCTTCATGTCTCAACTCGTACCGACATTGAAAAATATACTGCATCACGTTCAACTCAGTGCCGAAATACTTCGCCGGGATTGGTTCTCGTCCTAGTTCATCGAAACAAATCATTCGCGGCGCACCGTTGTTGTACGTGTACAACTCTAGCGCATCCTTTCCACGCATTGAAAAGCTATTCGCAATGAAGGAAGCCGAGTCTATCCTAAAACCACCGACTGGATAACCGCCCTTCGCTTTGCCACGTGTGAAATACCCGTATCGGTTTAAAATCTGCATGATAGTACTTTTCCCGGTCCCAATATCACCCCTCAACAATAGCCCTTTGTTTGTATCTAATTTACCACGTCCTTCTGTATACAAAAAGAGTTGATTCATTAGGTTCTTATTGGAGTTGTCAATCTCAAAATCGGGACAAACGTACTTACAACACGCTTTAAACCATTCCGGGCGTTTCCCTATTTCTATCGGCTCATCATAATACGGTAGTCCGTATGATAGTATCGCCGCTATCGGTAGAGTTTGTTTGCTTCTTGTTTCCATATTCATTTTTATTGTTTTTCAGTTCAAAGAATCCCGCCCAATTATTTGCAATCGCTTCATTTATGATTTGAGATGCAATCGCCGGATTATCTTTGCTCAATTTCACTAATTTGCTGTAACACGCTTTAAGCGACTTTTCCGATTTGTAATTTTCCCGTCTGTCTTTTTTGTATTCAAGCCAAAGAATAAACGTCTCTAAAAACTCGTTAGATATAAAATCAAAATCTCCATGAGAGACTTTAGAGAGTATATTTTCGTTTGGTTTCTGTTTTAGTTTATTATAGTCCGTACTATTGGTAGTACTATTGGTTGTCTTATCTCCCCTCTTATCGGTTGGTTTATCGGGCGTATTGTCTACCGTATTATTTGCGGTAGTCATTACGGTAGTTTTAAACTCCTTCACAAAAGAATAGGAACTAACAACACGTCTACTTTTACCAGATTTATAATAAATCAATCCTGCGTTTATCAAAGACTCGCGAGCTTTTACAAGTGTTCTCTCGTTCACGTTAAGCGCAAAACAAAGTTCAATGTTCGAGCAATCGAAAACGTCCCTCCAATCTTCGCCGTTACAAATAGCCACTAATTCGTAAAATAGGGCTTGTTCGGTGGCGGTAAATCTGAAACGTCGTCTCGCTTTTCTCATCTTCTCAGTTAGCGTATATCCGTCTATATTCATCACACTTATAAAGTCTATCGCGCTACATAATAACTACAAATCCTTATCCCTATGGACCGCCCCACTTTAAGGACGGAGCAATAACAAATAAAGTTCTTTTCTTCTCCGCCGTTCCGACACGTCCGGCAATCGCTTTTGTGTACCTGTGTTGTTTTCTTCGCCATTTTATACCTCCTTTATTCTGATTCCATGAACGTAAAGCATGAGCTTCCGTTTGATTATATACTCCTTTGTTCGAACTCCTTTCGTATCCTCAACGACATACTCGCCATCTCGATAATAAACGAAGTCTGCGATATAGTAAACGCCTCGTTCTAGAAGTTCCTTTTTACGCAGCATCTTCCGCACTCCCTGCACTTCATAGAAACGATATTGGGGCGAAATAAGCTCGTATTTTACTTGCTCTTGCAATCTGGTTATAATCCCCTTCTTTTCGAGTAGTTTCAACTCCTTAGCGCGCCGATACTCCTTTTTAGAGTCGTATCCCTCTATCTTTACATTGTTATACTTTGCCATGTCTTTATTTGGGTTTGTGAATGTGGATAAGCTCGGATTTGAACCGAGATTTGTCGCAGACCGCTTGCGAACGTCCGTCACGATCGGAACCAATTCCACGCACTAGGGTGGAGCGTTTACCAATTCCGCCACTTATCCGATTTGCCGGGACTTTCACCCGACTTATTATTAGAATTTAAGAGAATCAGCCGCAAGGGAATCACATTTGTATACATGGTATCCATTGCCCGAAATACTTCTTAAAAAATAGACATTGCCTTTGGCATCTTTAACCAAATGGTTATTTAATCCATTCCGATCACACGAGAACAGGCAAAGAGCCATTAAAACAAACAGAATCTTTCTCATTTACTTTCTCCCTCCTTTACTCCATATGGGTAGACATCTACAATCGCCGTTTCTTTCAACGAAATCGAAGAATAATCCGCCATCGTTCCTTTCATACCTTCGTCGAGTTTCTTCATTGCGTCGTGAATGTCTGCGGCTTGTACCAGAACATTCGTATAAGTCCGCTTTTCTTTGCCGCTTACTTCGTCCTCCGTAATAAAAGCGAGTCGTCCGGCATACCATTTATCGGAAGAATCTTCTTCGCTCGTAAATATCTCGCTATAATGTGCGCGGGAAATATCGGACACTGTAAACTCACCGGAGATAAACGGAGTCATTTCTTCGGTTATTCGCGCTTCTGCTTCAGTAAAACTTAGCGCATCTACTAAATACGGTTCTGTTACTTTCTTTTGCATTCCGTTTTCCATTACTTTCTCGTAACGGATTTTTGTTAAAAACCAATTGTGCATAATTTCGTGTTTATTAAAGCGTTTATAAAAAATGTGATTAATCGTGTTGTGTTAGTGTTGTGACGGTTATTTCTTTGTCAGTTTGCGTATTTCTTTCCGTAGCTTATAAATCTGATTTTTGATCGGTACGCTGTTTTTCGCATCCGGCTTTAACGCTTCGATCTGTATCTTTAATTCTAGGACCGATTTTGCCTTATCGACACAATCAAGTAAATCCAGACCGGAACGAATAGATTCGTCTATCATTTCACTAGCTAACCGGATACGGTCATAGAGTTTCTTTATATTCTCCACATGATCGGCGCGATTCATTTCAAGTATCCGACCGTCGTTCACGTAGCCATCATAAATGACATAATACAACTTATCTACGTCCGGGCGACCGAGGAAATGACCGAGGAACTGCCAATAGTATTCATCTTTTTCGTCGATGGTATTCCCGAATTGCAGAGATTCGATTTTACCCTGCGACATCGGGCATTTGATTTCGCCTAGAGCGATAACTTTCCCGTCGAATCCATACACATAGAAATCGGGTGAATCTCCGAACCCTTCAAACGGTTCATTGAAAACAATGTCTTTAAAATCGGTTGTACACGATTTGATTTCATTCATTAGTTGGGTCCTCACCCACTCGACCGCTAGCGGTTCGTTTTCGTGTCCCCAATCAAACGCTTTATTACTTCCGTTTTCCCGTATCGTCCCGGTCCTGCGTTCGTATCGTACTAAATACATCGCATCAAACGCACCCTTACCAAACGGACAACCTTTGCCCGCTTTCATTAAATCGGGAAGCGTAGAGGCAGTTATTTTGCCTCGTCTCCTTTCCTTCCATTCGATTTCCTTTTGCTCACTTGATTTCATGTGCTACTAATTCTTTGATTTGTTCTTTTGTTAGTTTGTATTTCATTTGGACTTGCGCAACTGTATAGCCGCCCGCCAATGCGTCTAGAATGTTTTTCCAGATCACCGATCCAGTTTCAACCGTAGGCAATGAGTTTTCAACTTTCGGGATGAATGGACGAATACGGAGCGAATCAACTTTTTCGCCGAAAGCGTCCACCATTACCGCGCCTATCTGAATTTGCTTGTTTATCCATTCCTCGAAATTCGGTGTTTTGAAAATCTTCGTCATAGTTTTGCAGTTCGTCCGGTTGAGGATCATCGGTTTTACATTCTCGAAGAAGTAAGCGACGAAGCATTCTTCTTTCTTTCCAGACGCACCGACTACCTGTTCTCTTTTCGTTTCACGGATGGTGAGAACTATATCTTTTCCGTCCGGTAGGCTGTAAGCGCCTAGATAGTCATAATTGAATTGAGTTTTCCAATGTGTCATACCGTGCATTATTTATAATTTAACTATTCTATTTGTTTATGATATGTAATATCTTCCATTGTGCCTGCAATAGCTAGTATTGTTTTAATCTTTTCGAAGTCTATAGGCTTTTTAGCTTCTTCCTTATTTTCATCATCTGAATGCCCCCAAATACCATGCTTTTGAACATAAGCACTAACCAAACTACCCATTATTTTTTCACGTTCCTTTTTAAATTGGGAGGAATGAAATTCAAATAAAGACATCAAATCAGCATATTGCGAAGCTGTCAATTTAAAGCCTATTTGTGTATCATATTCCTTGTATGTAGCTTTGCTTTGGTCGATTATTTGAAAATGGCATTGATGTAATATTTCCTTTAAATATTTGTCTCTGCCCACTTTTATCCATCGCCATTCTATTTCCTCATCAAATAAGTTATCCAAAGTCAATCCGTACTTATTTAGCATTTCTTCTAATGCTCGCTTTGCGGCTATTGCTTCACCTTTATATCCTTGTTCGGCTAGATTTTTGAGTTTTAATAGTTTGTCCTTTATCTTATCAGGAACTTTATTTATCTCATTCATTGTGTATTATTTTAAAAGTTATCATTTACTCCTTGATAAAGCGACTCATAACAGCGAGCGCAAACAGTGATTATTTTCGTACCGCGTATTCCGCGTTCATACGTTTCGACTTCTATCTCGATCTCTTCGCCCGGTTCGATTTCCTCGCCGCAATCTTCGCAAGTTAGAGTATCAGCAGGACACGCGCCTAGCACCGTACACATTCGACAGTTACCGATACATTGATGATTCGCCGCCATGTCTTTTTACGTTTATATAGTTACAGACTAGCACATAGATAATCGTTAGAAACACGATCAGAAGTGCGATGATAAGTTTGCCCGGTTTCGGTTCGCCTTCTGCGAGGCTGCACGCTAGGAGCATTAAGATGATAGCGATAGGGCTTTGTTTGAGTGTTAGCATGATATTTCGTTTTAATTTGGATATTCTTCACTATAAGCGTATCTAAGTACGTCGGACGCTTTACACCTCCATTTACCGTGTTGGTGTGCGGTTGGCTTATCAGTTGCGATTTTCCCGCGTCCTACTAAATCCTCCAACCTCCGGCGACCTCCGACGATTTCCGCCGACATATTTTTACTAAAGGTTAGTTCTCTCGTAGCGTCATAAATTCGGTTGATTTCATTCGCTAGTTTCTCATTGTAACGTTCTGCTGTCGTCATTGTAGTCGTGTTAAATAGATTCCTGTTTCGGTTGCTTTCGTTTTGAATAGAGCTAATCCCTTTCTTTTAAGTTGGCTTGCCGTTGCTTTTGCGGTATCTTCTTTATCTTTATCGAAGAATACTGGATCGCCTACGTTTAAATCAAGTAAGTTCTTTCGTGTTGGTTTGATTGGTGTTGCTTTCATAATTCCTTCGTTTTATTTGTTACTTATTTATTCATTCATTAACTTTGATGCGACAAAGATAGATATTTATTCGATACAGTATCGAATAGGCGAGATTTTGTATTCGATTTTATATCTAATTAACATACAAGCATATGGGATTACGAGAACGGTTATTGAATTATATTGCCTATAAAGGTATAGATAAGGCTACATTAGAGAGAAAAAGCGGACTATCAAACGACGCTGTTAATAAAATGGGAGATAATACGAGAGTCAGTACATTAGATAAAATATCGAACGCTTTTCCAGATATAAACATTGCTTGGCTTAAAACAGGAGTTGGAGAAATGATATTAGGGAGCGAGGAAAACAAGCATATTCCACATTACGACGGTTTAAAAGGCAAAGCTATTCCACATATAGACGTAGTGACTGCCTCATGCGGTCTGCCCAATGGCTTTAACTCTGCAATAACAAAAGGAGACTGTGAGCGATATATTATCCCCGATATGCCCGGTTGTGATTTCACGATCCGCGCCGGAGGTCGTAGTATGATTAACAGAGACGTCCCAGAACGGAGCATTAATGATCGGGACATTGTAGGATGCCGGATCGTTACAACTAGATCACACGTAAGATGGGGTGAGGTATACGCTTTAGCAACATACGACGGTATAATGATAAAAAAGGTCGAAGAATCAGAACAGGAAGGATATATAAAATGTGTTCCTTTTAATAAGGAAGAAGGTTTTAAACCTTATGATGTTCCGGTCAATGAAATACACGATTGGGCACTGGTCGTCGGTGTGGTAAGCGTAAAGGCTTGGATTTAAAATATAAAAATGAAATAATATGAAAAACTAATACTTTTTATTAGCAGAATGAGGCTATAGAAATGCAATTTAATTATAAAACTTATAACATTAGTGGGTCTTTTTATATTTGTAAGAACAAAAAATGACTTGCTTATGTATGCGTTTATTCTTGTTATTAGCACAGTTTTGAGTAATGTGTATTTAATGACACAAGTTAAGAATAATCGTTTTACAAAGGTAGATGTATCAATAAAAGATTCTTTTTCACACTTTAAACCAATGATGTTGCTATTTGTTCCTATACTGGCAATGACATTCTATCATCAGATGGATAAAACAATGTTAGGAATATTTTCAACTTATGAAGAAGTCGGGTATTATGGTAA